GTGAAGTTTTAAAAGAAGATACTAAGTCTTTACATTTATATACTTGCGTAACTAGGCAAAAAGATAAATTTTATGTTCATCAAGAAATAGCTAAGAAAAAAGTATTTGAGAAAAACTATGATTTAGACAAATTGCCTTTCATTGCACTACGTTTCAATCGTATAGATGGAATGAACTATGGAAGGGGTCATTGCGAGACTTTTGAAGGAGACTTAAGAAGTCTTGAAGGATTGACCAGAGCAATCTTAGAGGGCAGTAGTGCGTCTTCTAAAATGCTCTTTATGATTGCACCTAATGGTTCAACAAGAGCATCTTCAGTAGCTAAAGCACCTAATGGTGCAATTATTGAAGGTAATGCTTCAGATGTTTCAGTTCTACAAGCTAATAAATTTGCTGACTTTAGAGTTGGCTATGAAATGATGGGTAGAATTGAGCAAAGACTTCAATTTGCATTTTTATTAAATGCTTCAGTTCAAAGACAAGCAGAGAGAGTTACAGCTACAGAAGTACAATTAGTAGCTAATGAATTAAATGATGCACTTGGTGGAGTGTATGGAATTTTAACAACAGAATTTCAGTTACCTTACATTAATACAAAGTTAGCAATGTTAAAGGAACAGAAGTTGCTACCAGACCTACCTAAAGAATTAGTCAAAACTAAAATCATTGTAGGAATGGAAGCATTAGGGAGAGCATCAGACAGATTAAGATTGCTTCAATTCATGTCTGATTTATCCAATACGTTAGGTGCTGAAACTTTAGCACAATATATAAATCTTGATGATGCAATTAAGAAATTTGCGGTGGCTAATGGAATAGACACACAAGGATTAATTAAGTCTCAAGAACAAATCCAACAAGAAGCCCAAGCACAACAACAGCAACAGTTTGCTAATCAAGCATTAGCAGACCCTAGAGTAGCAATTGAAGCAGGAAGAAGTTTAGCTAACTCTGGTGCAAGTGTTAATGCAAGTGGTGAACTTGAAATACCACAGGAGTAATAGATGAGTACACAAACAGTAGAAGTAAAATCTGATGATACTAATATTTCATTAGAGGAACAAGCAAAACAAGCAGAACAAAATCAAACTTTAGAAGTAAGTGAAGATGGAACTAGAGTTGAAGTAAAATCAAATGATGACACTTCAAAATCTACAGATGAAACTAGACCTGAATGGTTACCTGAAAAATTTGCTAGTGCAGAAGATTTAGCTAAAGCATATTCAGAATTAGAAAAGAAACAATCAGCACCTCAAGAAGAAATAGTTCAAAATACTGAAGAACAATCTCAACCAGAAACTTCAGAGATGACTAAATTTTATACTGAATATTCTCAAAATGGTGAACTTTCAGAAAAGTCTTATAATGAACTTTCTAAAATGGGTTTAGATAAAAACTTAGTTGATGGTTATATCGCAGGACAACAAGCAATCGCCAACTCAGAAGTTAAGATGGTGCATGACACAGTTGGTGGTGAAGAAAATTATTCTAAAGTAATTGAGTATGCTAAAAATAATTTAACTGAAGCAGAACAAAATGCTTTTAATGAAACTTTAGATACAGGTTCAATTGAACAAGTAAAATTCGCTGTTCAAGCTATTGCAAATAGAGCAGGTGTATCTGGTGAACAACCACAACAAATGATTAATGGTGATACTAATGATGTATCAACAGAAGTATTTGAAAGTGTTGCTCAGGTTACAGAAGCTATGAATGACCCAAGATATGCAAACGACCCTGCTTACAGAAAACAAGTAGAACTTAAATTAGCTAAGAGTTCAGTATTCTAAATGGCAAGAGATTATAAGTCTGAATATCAGAATTATCATTCTCAATCACAACAAAAGAAAAATAGAGCAAAAAGAAATTTAGCCAGAAGGTTAATGAAGAAGAAACTGGGCAATGCCATCAATGGTAAAGACGTTCATCATAAAGATGGCAACCCAAAGAACAATAATCTTTCTAACTTAAAGATTGTTTCTAAATCATACAATAGGTCTAGAAATGCTTAATTTCATACTTCCTATACTTAAAAATCCTATTACTAGAATAATAGCTGACAAAACAGTTGGTGCTATTCAACACAATATTGAAAAGAAAAAGATTATTAGAGCAAAAGAAATAGAACTAGAAAAATCAGTATCAATTGAACAGATACGTTCAGGTAACAATAGTATTAAAGATGAAGTATTAACTATTAAAATAGCCTTAATATTTCTCTTTTGTTTCATACCTTACACACAACCTTATATGGCTAAAGGTTTTGAAATTTTATCAAACGCTACTCAAGAGTTTTGGTGGGCAGTTTTAATCGTCTACTCAGGTAGCTTTGGATTATCTACAATTAAAAACATACGAGGTAAAAAATAATGTCATTAGTAAAAAACATTAATAGAAGAAAAAAACTTGGTATCTCAAGAAGTAAAAAAGATAGTACAGTTTCACCTAAGGCTTACAAAGCCATGAAGAATAACTGGAAAGACAAAAAGAAAGCATAAGTGGCTAAGAAGAAGTTTGACCTTAATAAGGTTGAGCATGAAACAAGGTCTAAATATAAAAAGACTTCACAAAATACTAGAAGACCAAAACTTTCATCAATGAATAAATCTAAAAAAAGAAACTTTAAAAAATATGCAAGACAAGGAAGATAAAAAACCTTTAAATAAAATTATTAGAGAAACTAAAGGTAACAAAAAATTTAAAGTATTTGTTAAAGATGGCGATAGCGTAAAAACAGTTAGATTTGGTGACGCTTCAATGTCAATCAAACGTGACGACCCAGTAAGACGTAAGGCTTTCTTTGATAGAATGAAACCTATTTTAGCTAAAGTAAAAGGTAATAAAAAGTTATCACCTGTTTACTGGTCATTGAGGTCTTGGAAACTTGGTACAAAAATCTAAAAAATGTAAACAATGTCATCACGATTGTCATTGTAAGATGCCTTTACACGCAGATGAATATGGAGTGTGTACCTGTGATAAATGTAAATGCACTAAAAAAATAGATAAAGATAATAAAGAGTTTTGGAAGATAATGTCTTCTAGGTTTAACAAATAACACCATCTCTCATCAGAGAGGTGTCTAACCAAATTCAAAAAAGATTGCCTGTTACGACAGATAACCTTCTGATTATGGAAAGTAGTTAGGTCAATACAACAAACCAATAAATATAAGGAGACAACTATGTCTAATGCAACAATATCAAGCATTGGTCAGGTAAACTCATCAGGTGATGCAAATGCACTTTTCTTGAAATTATTTTCAGGAGAAGTTCTATCTACTTTTGGTAGAGAAAACCAAATGTTAGGAATGACTACTGTTAGAACTATTTCTAATGGTAAATCAGCACAATTTCCTGTTACTGGTACTGTATCGGCTAATTACCATACAGCAGGTAATGAGATTACTGGTCAAGCTATCAAACACAACGAAAAAGTAATTAACATAGATGATATGTTACTTGCTGATGCTTTCGTTGCTGAAATAGAAGAACTTAAAAATCATTATGATGTAAGAAGCATCTACTCAAAAGAAATGGGTCAGGCTCTTGCAAATAAGGTTGATAAGCACCTTCTATCGTTAGCTATCTTAGCTTCAAGAACTACTACACCTAATGTTACTGGTGGTAACGCAGGTGAAGAAATTACTGACGCTGACGCTAACACAAACGCTACTTCTCTTATCGAAAGTGTTTTTGAAGCAATTCAAAAATTAGATGAGAAAAACATACCTACAGCAGGTAGAGTATGTATCGTAGCACCAGACCAATACTACCAATTAGCTAACGTAGACAAGTTAGTAAACAGAGACTTCTCTAGAGAAAATGGAGACTTCGGTAAAGGTACAGTTCTTTCAATCGGTGGAGTGCCAATTGTTAAATCTAATACTGCTACTGAAGTATTTGCGACTGATTTATCAGCGTCAATCTCTGGTACTAACAACACTTACAATGGTGACTTCAGTAATACTTTTGCTGTAGTTATGCACTCAAGTGCAATTGGTACTGTTAAATTAAAAGACCTAGTTATGGAAAGTACTTATGATGCAAGACGTTTAGGTACACTAATGACAGCTAGAATGGCAATGGGTCATGGTATTTTAAGACCAGAAAGTGCAATCTCAATCAAGACTGCATAATCAATCTTAATACTTACAGAATACATAGGCGGAAGGCTAACACAGACAACTTCCGCCTGTGTTTAAATTATTATGACAACACAAACTAGAACTTCCGAACTAGAAGCAGTAAATACTATTCTTAGTACAATTGGTGAAGCACCATTAAATACGTTAAGTGGTTCTTTACCTGTAGATGGTACAATTGCTAAAAATGTTTTATCTGAAGTTGCAAGAGAAGTTCAATCACAAGGTTGGCACTTTAATACACATACAAATGTAACTTTAACAAGAAACACCGATAACAAAATTCCACTAGCTAACAATGTAGTTAGAGTAGAAATAGACCCAAGAAAATATTCTAAAGGTGATTACAATATAGTTCAAAGAGATACTTTTCTTTATAATCTTGCAAAGAATGAAGAAACTTTTGATAAAGACTTTGAGAACGTTACAGTAGTCTATCTATTACCATTTAATGAAATTCCTGAACAAGCTAAAAGATATATAACTATTAGAAGTGCTAGAATATTTCACGATAGAACTTTAGGTGCAAATACACTTCATAAATTTTCACAAGAAGACGAATTAAAAGCGTTAAGCATTCTTAAACAAGCTGAAAGTTTAACAGGTGATTACACCATATTTGATACACCTGAACAGGCTTACACAATTGTTAGAAACAATGGAGTGTACTAATGGCTTTAGTCAGTCGTACAATTCCTAATCTAGTACAAGGTGTTTCTCAACAACCTGAAGTCTTAAGATTAAACTCACAGGCTTCAGAACAAATTAATGGATTTAGTTCAGTAGTAGAAGGATTAAAAAAAAGACCTAATACTGATTATGTAGCAAAGTTATCAGCTACTTCTTTTGGTAACGCTTACATTCACACTATTAATAGAGATGCTAATGAAAGATACGTTGTGGCTATTACTAATGGTAGTATTGCTGTTTATGATATTTTGGGAAATGCTAAAACAGTTGTAAATCAAACTGGTGCTACTAATTATTTAACAAGTTCTAATCCTAAACAGGATTTTACTTGCATGACTGTTGCTGACTATACTTTTATAGTTAACAAAAACACAAATATTCAAATGGACAGCACCACGTCAGGTGCTAAAGTAGAACAAGCAGTTTATTCAATATTACAAGGTGTAAATAATACAAAGTATTCAATAACTATTGATGGCACTACTCATAATTTTACTTCTTCAAATACAGATAGTGAAGCAATCAGAGATGGATTGTTTTCAGCTATAGGTTCACCATCAGGTATTACAAAAACAAAAATAGGTAACTCTAGTTTTGCTATTGTAAAATCTTCAGGAACTTTAGAAATTACAGCATCAGATGGTTTTGGTGATGATGCTTCACAAGTAGTTAAAGATAAAGTTCAAAATTTTAGTGATTTACCTGTACCTGCAATTAATAATCAAATTGTTCAGGTTACTGGTGACGCATCAAATGGTTTTGATGATTATTATGTAAAATTTATTGAAGCAGATAATCTTTGGCAAGAAACAATAGCACCAGATACAGAATTTAAACTTGATGCTGATACTATGCCTCATGTTTTAATTAGAACAGCAGATGGAAACTTTAGATTTACACAAGCAGATGGTTCTTCATATACAATAAGCGGAACAACTTATGATGTACCTCAATGGGGAGATAGAATTTGTGGTGATGAAGAAAGTGTACCCAATCCAACATTTGTAGGTAGAAGAATAAATGACATATTTTTCCATAGAAACAGATTAGGTTTTCTTGCAGATGAAAATGTTATTATGTCAAGAAGTGGTGAGTTCTTTGAGTTCTTTCCTGAAACAATAACTCAAGTATTAGATACTGACCCAATTGATGTAGCTAGTACTCACACTAAAGTTTCTATACTTCGTCATGCAATTTCATTTGATGAAGAATTACTTTTATTTTCAGACCAAACACAGTTTATTTTAAGTGGTGGTGCAACACTAACTGCGGAAAACATATCAATAAATGTTACAACAGAGTTTGAAACAGATAAAAACATCAAACCTGTAGGTGCAGGTAGTAATGTTTATTTTGGTTTTAATAAAGGAAATTTTACAGGTATAAGAGAACTTTATATAGCCTCAGACACAGATATAAAACAAGCTGACGATATTACAGCTAATGTTCCAAAATATATTCCTAGTAATGTCTTTAAACTTGCTAGTGCTACTACTGAAAATATTTTAGTAGCTTTAAGTTCTGATGAAAATAATTCTTTATTTGTTTATCAATACTATGTTTCTCAAAATAGAAGATTACAAAGTGCTTGGAGTAAATGGACTTTTGGTACAGATGCTACTGATAATATCTTAAATATAGATTTTATAGAAAATGAATTATTTATTATCAATGAAAGAAGTGATGGTGTTTATTTAGAAAAGATTGATATATCACCTGCATTAACTGATACTGGTGAAACTTATTTAACTCATTTAGATAGAAAATTAGATAACTCTGAAATTACTGAAAGTTATAACGCAGGTACAAATCAAACTACTATCACACTTCCATATACAATAAATAATACAATGAAAGTTGTAGGTAGAAGTGGTGCTTCTAATAAAGCAGGACAAGAAATTTCTATCGTATCACAATCAGGAACATCTATTGTAGTAACTGGTGATATAACTTCACAAAATTATTTTATAGGTGAAAAATATGAATTTAAGTTTACTTTTTCACAGCAGTTTATTCAAACAGCAGATACACAGGGTTCAAGAATTTCAGTTAAAGAAGGTAGATTACAGATAAGAAACTGGAATGTTTCTTTTAATGATACTGGTTATTTTACTACAGAAGTTAAGCCTGTAGGCAGAGATACATCAACTACTACTTATACTGGTACTATTACAGGTACAGGATTACTTGGAACAGTTAATTTAGAAGATGGTGATTATACTTTTGCAGTTCAATCTGAAAATGACAAGCTAACTGTAACAATTAAGAACGATAGTCATTTACCATCAAACTTTATAAACGCTAGTTGGCAAGGTTACTATGTTACCGCTTCCCAAAGAGTTTAATGGAATTAGAAAAACAATTTCTACTGACGTTGAATATTTAGCACCTAGATTAAGATTTGAAGATAAAAGAGAAATATTAGATGCTTCTGGCTCTAACCCATATCAAGCATTAACCAGAGGTTTTAATAGTTCAGAGATATGTTTAACAATAGTAGATACTAAAAATATTCCTGTAGGAATGTTTGGAGTAGGAGAAATGGGAACTATTTGGTTATTAGCTACACCAGATATTTATAGAATTAGATTTTCTTTTTTAAGAGAAAGTCGAAAAGTAGTTAACCTTTTAAATCACAAATATCCAATACTTTGGAACTTCGTAGATTGCAGAAATGAACTGCATCTTCGTTGGTTAAAATGGTGTGGTTTTAAGTTTTTAAGAAAAATTAATTATGGAGTTAATCAAAAACCTTTTTTTGAGTTTATAAAATTATATGTGTGAACCAACAACAGCAAATTTTTTAATTGCGAGTACTATTGCTTCAAGTGCAATACAATACCAACAAGCAAAACAACAACAAAAAAATGCTCAAGAAGCACAAAGACGACAAAATGAAATCGCAAGACAAAATGCACTTCAAAGGTATGCTTCTGAACAACTTAAGATTAGACAAGTAGCAAAACAATCTTCACAAAAAGGATTTGAAGCAACATTAAAAGCACGAAAAGCTAGAGCAGAGTTTGTTACCACAGCAGGTAGTTCAGGTATTGCTTTATCAGGTTCTACTAATGCTTTGTTAAATGATTTTTATAGAACTGAAGGTAATTACAAAGCATCTTTAGCTAGAAACTTAGATATTAACATAGCACAATTTGAAAGAAATTTAGATGCTATTCAGTTTGGACAAGAGGCACAATCTACCTATGTACAACCACCTAATCCTGCAATGTTATTTGCTTCGTCAGCATTGAATGTAGCTAATACTTATTATGGATTAGAGTTTCAAAGAGAACAGGCAGGTCTTTTAAGTAATACTCAAAAGAAAAACTCACAAAATTCTATTAACAATTTTTATACAACACCAAGTGTTGAAGTTTAATGGCTAGAAAGAAAACAGATTTAAACCTTCAGGCAGAATTACCTGAAGTAAGGTCTACAGATTTTAACTTATTTTATAAACCTCAAGAAGCACCTATTGACGATAGCGTTGCTAATTTTGCTAAATCTTTAGATAACTTTATCAATGGTGCAGGAACAGGTTTAGTTTTAAGTAAAGAATTAAAACAAAAAGAATTAAATGAAGCTGAAGCCATTGAACAATTTAATAAAAATAGAAAAGGCTTTTCTGATGCTGTTAATAGCGGTGATATACCTAAAGAAGCTAACCCATATTTCATTGAGAAATATAAGGAACTTACTCTAAATAAAAAAGCACAAGAGTTTAAAAGTAAGGTTTACCAAGAATATGCAAAGAAGAATGTATTAGATAATCCTGACCCAAATGGTTTTGATAAGTTTTACAATGATGAACTTAAATTATTTCTACAAGAAAATGATTTAGGTGCTTATGACCCAATTATATTAGAAAAAGGTTTCTTTACTGAAACTTCTAAAACAAGAAATGGTTTATTCAATACTCATGTTCAGTCTCAAATGTCTAAGATTGGTGAGGATTATAAGTTCAACTTTAAAGAAAATGTTCAAGGTAAATTTGATAAAAATAAAACTAATGAAGAAATAGGTGCAGACATATCTGGTTTTGTCCAAGATGCTGTAAAGAATGGTTTAGGTAAAAGTTCAGCACAAAAGTATGTAATAGAAAGTTTAAAAGAATATGCTGAAACTACACAGGATTTAGAATTTGCTGAAAGATTACTTAGAGATTTACCAAATCATTTAAACTTATCAGGATTAGGTGCTTTAGGTAATGTTAAAGGTCTACAAAATGACTTTGATGAAATTAAACAAAAGATTGACGAAAGAATTTTACAAAAAGAAAAAGACGATAATACAAAATTACAATTACAAGAAAGTAATGATAAATTAGAAGCAAGTGATTTTGCTAATAAATATGATACTTTTTCAGAAGCTATACAAGACCCAGAATATAATAATTTTTCTAATAATAAAAAAGCAGAAATATTTAAAGAGTTTGAAAGTAGAGAGGTAGGTTTTGATAGTCAAACAGACCCAAGAGTAGAAGAAGATTTCTATAAATTATTAGAAGAAAATAAAATAGCTGAAGCAAAAGAATATCTTAGAAAAAATATACCTAACATGACTGCTTCTGATTATTCAGAATTTGATACAGAATTAAAAGCATTTCAATTCACACAAAAAGATGGTTTGTTAGCTTCAGGTTATTACAAATATTGGAAAGATGAAATTGAAGGTATTACTAAAAGTACTAATAGTGGTAAATTTAATTTATCTAAAATTGACCCTTTAGAACATAAAAAGTTTGAAGCTAATATGAAAGTATGGCTTCAAGATAATCCAATAGATAAATTTGATAACCCTAGTGCAAGAAAAGAAGCATTTGAAAAATATGTTAAGTCTGAATATGACAAGGTATTAGAAAGAGCCATTAATAACGATACTTCATTTACTGATGGTAACATTACAGTTGATGGTAATGATACAACACCAACAATAGAAGATGGTAAACAAAACACAATAAAAGCTAATAAAGAAGATTTACAAAGTTCAGTTCCAACTAATTCAGGAACTAAAAATAGAAAAAATAGAAGAAACACTTCACCTGAAGACCCTGAGTTAACAATGGATATGTCTAACGTAGCTATTATACCTAAAGGTTTATCAGGTACTCAACTTAGAAAATTTAAAAGAGATAATCCTAATGCAATGACCCAAGAGGAATATGACAGGATTGTTGAAAAACAAACATCTAACCAAATAGCAAAAGTAGGCGGTTCAAATTAATATGGCAATAATTAAGAAAACAGCACCTAATGGTCAAATAATAGAGTTTGATACTAATGAATTTAATGAAGAAGAAATTCAACAGTATCTAGAGTTACCAAAATTTAAAGAAGAAGTACCTCAAACTAATCAACAAGAAGAACCAAGAACTAGAAATTTAGTTACTGATATTGGTTTATCAGCAATTGATGGAGTAAGAGATGGTGTTCAGGCTTCAATAGGTTTAGTTGAACAATTTGGTGACACTTTAGGAGAAAAGACTGGCTTCTATGGTGTAGGTTTTGGAAATGGTGATGGAAAGTTTCAATTCTCAGATTTAAAACCTAATTTACTTTCATACAAAGAAGCACAAGATAAAGGTTTAATTGATGATAAGTTAACCTTACCTGATTTTGATAAAGACCCAGAAACAGTTGCAGGTGGTATCACTAAAGGTGTTGCTCAATTCTTAACTGGTTGGTTTTCTGGTGGAAGATTACTAAAAGGTGCTAAAGCTGTAACAGGCACAGGACAATTAGCAAAATCTGTTGCAAGAGGAAGTATTGCAGACTTTCAAGCATTTGACCAAGATAGTGGAAGACTTGCGGATATGGTCAATGACTTTGCACCTGAATTAGAAAATCCAATTATTGATTACTTAGAAAGTGATGAGAATGATACTTGGTATGAAGCTAGATTTAAAAATGCACTAGAAGGTGCTTTTCTAGGTGGTGCTTTAGAAGGAACTTTTAGAGCCTTTAGATGGTATAAAAATAAAAAGGCACAAGCTAATGGTAAATCAATTGACGAAAAACAGTTAAAAGAAGATGAAACCATTTTACAATATCAATTAGACAATCCACCTACAAATGCAGGTGATAATGCTAGATTAGATAATTTAACTAAAACACCAAAAGGTGAGGGTTTCTTTCCTGATGATATTTATTCTGACAATGCTTTAAATTTATATGGTGGAGTTAGAGGCGGAACTAAAGCTGATAAAGAAAGTTTTGCAATAATTAAAAAAGCTAAAAACAATCCTGAAATGGAAGTTACAGTTTATAGAGGAGTTCCAAAAGGTATAACTCAAATTAATAAAGGTGACTGGGTAACATTAAGTAAAACCTATGCAAAAGACCATGCAAGTGGTGGTTATGGTGCAATGGGTGATGAAGCAGGAATTGTTATATCTAAAAAAGTAAAAGTAAAAGATATTTTTAGTACAGGTAACGACCTTAATGAATTTGGATATTCACCTGTAAAAGAAGTTTCTGAAAATATTAATTTAAAACCTGAACCTATTAAAACACCTAGAGCATCAGATGAATTAACAGATACTTATTTAGGTAATTTAAAAAGTTTAGAAGATGGAATATTTTCTACATTTAAAACTGCTCAAGACGAATTTAGTAAGAATGGTTTAAAATCAAAAGACTTTGATGAATTGTTAGATGATATGAATATCTCTACACAATTTAATGTTAAGCAACTTGCAGATTTAGATAAAGATGGATTAATTTCTGAAATAGCTTTTGAAAAATCAATTAGAAATTTAGTTAAAAATAAAAAGATAGTTATTTCTGATGAGATGGTTGAGAGAAGTGCAAGAAAAATGTACGAAGGTAGACCAGATGTTTTAGAAAGTGATATTGTTAAATTAGTAAAAGACCTTAAGAAATCACCTGAAACTGTAGTCGCAATGAACGCTTACAGAGGTTTCTTAAATAGTGCATCTAAAAGATTAGCTAAGTTAGGTCAGACAGACCCAGTAGCTAGAGAATTATGGAAAAAGACTTTTAATAAATTAGTTGCAGTTAATAAAAGTAAAAAACAAATATCAGCACAAATAGCTAGAACACAAAGACTACAAGCAACATCATTAGAAACTCAGGTAGCAAAAGACCAAGAAGCACTAATAAAAGAAGCTGAGTTATATGGCATTAAAGGTAATGAAGAAGAATTTTTAAGAAAATGGTCTTTAACAGGTGATGCTGACATGACTAAAATTATAGATTATGTGAGCAGAAATAAGACTTGGGATATAGCAAATGAACTATGGATAAATGCACTTTTATCTAACCCTAAAACTCACTTAATAAACATGACATCTAACTTGTTTAATATGTTTATTAGACCATTAGAAAAGTCAGTAGGTTCACTTACAGGTTACTTAGGTAATTCAAATAAAGCATTACAATTAAGAGCAGAAGGTGGAAAAGCATTAGGTTCTTATGTTGCAATGGGTAGATACCTAAAAGATGCTGTAAAGTATGCAGGTCTTGCACTTAAAAAAGAAGATGGAATTTTAACTTCTAGAAATAAATTAGATACACCTAAAAAGTCTATTCAAAAAAGAAAGATTGTTGATGGTGTAGAAGTTGAAGACGATAGCATTGTAGGTACTGCAATAAATATAGCAGGTAAGATTGTTAGACTACCTAGTAGATTTTTAACTGCTGAAGACGAATTTTTTAAACAAATACAGTATAGAACTCATTTAGAAAAATATGCTTTTGAAGAAGCATTAAGGCAAGGCAAGAGTAATACTAAAGTTATTGCCTTTGATATTAAAACAAGAAGACCAATTACTGAATTTCAACAAGCAGTTATAGATAACTTTGAAGCAGGTTTTGATAAATTTGGTAGAGGTAGAAATGATGAAGTACTTAAGATGGCAGAAGAAGGTACTTACACAAATGAATTAACAGGAATAATGAAAAGAGTTGCGGATTTAACAAATGAATATCCGATAATGAAACAAATTATTCCATTCACTAGAACACCAATGAACTTAATGTTAAATGTTGTAGATAGAACACCATTAGGTTTTGTTAGAAAACAATATAGAGATGACTTCTTTGGTAGAAATGGTGCTGAAAGAATGGCACAAGCTAGAGGACAACTTGCAACAGGTTTTGCATTTACATTACTTGCAAATAAACTTGTAGCAGAAGGTCATGTTACTGGTAGTCAAGGTCAGATTAGAGGTGAAAAACTTACTAACTCAAAAGAATTAAAAGATTTAAAAAAGGCATCAGGAATTATTCCTTATTCATTTAGATATTATGATGATGAAACACAAACTTATAAATACAGAGAGTTTGGAAGGTTTGACCCATTTGGTGCTTTCTTTGGATTAGTAGTAGACTTTCATACATACAGAGACCAACTTGATGAAGAAACTGCACAAAGAGCAGGTAGTAACTTAATGTTATTAATTGCTCAACAAGGTGGTAGTGCTAGAGATTATTTAAGTGGTGGACAAAAATTAGGTAATTCACTTTCAGCAATAGGTTCTTCAGTTTCAAGAAATTTAGTTTCTAAAACTTATTTAAAAGGATTAGCAGACTTTATGGAAGTTATGACTGATGATAACCCAAATAAATGGGGTAGATATGCAAAAGCTAAAGTAGGTTCATTTGTACCTAATATTTATACAAAATTTGTTAACGACCCATTCTATAGAGATACTAAAGATATATTTGACGAAGTTAAAAAGAGAAGTGGTACTGCTGAAGTAGAGTTTAAATATGACTTTAGAGGTAATGCTTTAAGAATACAAGGTGATGAACAAACAAGATTAATCAATGGTGTATTCAATCCATTTGGTGAAACTTCAGAAAAGAATGACCCAGTAGCAAAAGAGATATTTAGACTAGGTGTTAATTTACCTTCAATGAAAACAACATTAAAAGGTGATGTTGATTTAACATTCTTTGTAAATAAAAAAGGTCAAACTGCTTATAACAGACAACAAGAATTACTAAGAAAAGTAAGAATAGGTGGTCTTTCTTTAGACCAAAAATTACAACAAGTAATTAATTCTAGTGGTTACAAACAATTAAGTGACCCAAGAAATATTGATAAAAACAACAAAGATATTGGTGGTAAAGCTAAACTACTAAGACAAGTTGTTAAAGATTATCATACAGCAGTTGAGGAATTAATAATTAAAGAAGCTAGAGATTTTACTAGTACAGAAGATGATACAGGTAAGTTCACTTTATTTAATTCACTTAATGCAGTTAATACAAATTTAGAAAGATTGAAGATGGGAATAAAGGTAAACCCATCTGATTTAAACTCACTTTACCAATTCAGTAAATAATATATGGCATTTTTAGCACAAGTAACTTACACAGGTAATGGTAGTACTACACAGTACTCAATACCTTTTGAATTTATAGATAGCACACACGTTAAAGCATTTATTGATGGAACAGAGACAAGTGCTTTTACAATTTCATCATCAACATTAACTTTCACTACTGCACCTGCTAATGCAAGTGTTGTTAGAATTGAACGTCAAACACCTACAGACGCTAGATTAATAGATTTTACAGATGGTTCAGTTCTTACTGAAAGTGATTTAGATAGGTCAGCAGACCAAAACTTTTACATTGCTCAAGAGATTACAGACGATAGTGCAAGTAAGTTAGGATTAGATACTGATGATAAATATGATGCTAATAATAAAGTAATCAAGAATTTAGCTAATCCAGTAAATAACAATGATGCAGTTAATAAGACTTATTTAGAAAACACTTGGTTATCCCCTGCAAACAAAACAGCTTTAACTACAGTAAATGCAAACATAGCTAATATTAATGCAGTTAATTCTAATGAAGCAAATATTAATTCAGTAAATTCTAATGAAGCTAATATCAATACAGTAGCTACTAACATTGGTTCAGTAAATACTGTTGCAACAGATATTGCTAAAGTAATTACAGTCGCTAATGATTTAGCTGAAGCAGTATCAGAAGTAGAAACTGTTGCAGATGATTTAAATGAAGCAACTTCAGAGATTGATACAGTTTCAAACAACATAGCCAATGTTAATATTGTTGGTACAAACATAGCAGATGTTACGACAGTTGCTAATAACGAAACAGATATTCAAACTTTAGCTGACCTAGAAGATGGCACAGTTACTACAAATGGATTAAGTACACTTGCAGGAATAGATACTGAAATTACAGGTGTCTATAACATTAGAACTAATGTTACTAATGTTGATACCAATGCTACTAATGTAAATTTAGTTGCAGGACAAATTTCACCTACTAATAATATTTCAGCAGTAGGTGCTGTTACTTCAGAAATTTCTACATTAGGTGCATTAGGAACAGAAATTACAAACCTAAATAATATTAGAACAGATATTAGTGGAGTAAATACAATTTCAGCAGATGTAACTGCTGTTGCAAATGATGCTACAGATATAGGAACTGTTGCTACAGATTTAGCAGGTTCAAATAATATTGGAACAGTTGCGGGTTCAATATCTAATGTAAATTTAACAGGTGGTTCTATAGCCAATGTAAATACAGTTAGTGCTAATTTAAGTGGAGCTAACACAATAGGAACAGTAGCTACTAATATAGCTAATGTTAATATCGTTGGTGGTATTAGTGCAGATGTAACAACTGTTGCAGGAATTGATACTGAAGTAGTTGCTGTTGCAGCAGATGCTACAGATATTGGTTTAGTTGCATCAAACAT